GGCGGCGGCTTCACCTTGCAGGCGAAAACCGGCAAGGAAAAGCTGAACGGACAGATCGAAACGCTCTGGCGCGACTGGTGCAAGGCGAAAAACTGCGATGTGACCGGTCAGCAGAGCTTCAGCCAGATGCTCCGCATGGCGGTCCGCCGAAAGAAGGTGGACGGCGGTATCCTGTTCAAGAAATGCTACACGAGCGGCGGACTGGTGCCGTTCAAATTGCAGGCGCTCGAGGTCGATGAGCTGTCGCTCAGCTGGTCTACGCCGCACGGCAGGAACCACAAGGTTGCAGGCGGCATCGAGTACAACGAGTATAACCGGCCTGTCGGCTACTGGCTGACCCAGTACAGCGTGGACGGCTGCGAGATTGCCTCGCCGGTGTACTACGATGCGAAGGACATCATCTTTCTGTACAGCAAGCGCCGTCCGTCGCAGGTGCGTGAGGTGTCCGACATGGCGCCGACGCTCACCCGTATCCGCGATGCCAACGAGTTCATTACCGCCGTCAGCGTCAAGGAACGCATTGCGGCCTGCCTGTCGGTGTTTATCAAAAAGGCTTTGCCGGTCTCCGGTTTCGGCCGCAGCGGCAGCGTGGCACCCGGCGGCACGCTGAACTACGAAGGCAAAAAACTGGCACCGGGTATGATCTCCGAGCTGAACGCCGGGGATGATATTCAGGTTGTCAATCCGCAGGGTGCAGGCGCAGATGCCAGCAATTTTCTGAAAATGCAGCAGCGGCTCATCGGCAGCGGTCAGGGCCTAAGCTACGAGGCGACCAGCCGCGACATGAGTGAAACCAATTACAGCAGCGCCCGGCAGGCGGGCATCGAGGACGATCTCACCTTTGCCGAGGAAGTCGAGCTGCTGCAGGAGAACTTCATGGACGAGGTGTTCGAGAGTTTCGTTATCTCGTGCGTGCTTTCGGGCAAGCTGAAGATTCGGGATTTCTGGGAGCATAAGTCGGACTACCTGCTGCATACATGGGTCGCGAGCCCGAAACGCTGGATCGACCCGCTCAAGGAGGCCAACGCGAACAGGATCGCAATGGAATCCGGTCAAAAGACATTCGTACAGATCGCAGCCGAGAACGGCCGCGACTGGAAGGGTCAGCTCGACGAGATGGCCGAAGTACAGGCTTATGCAGCCGAAAAAGGCGTACAGATTGGAGGTGTAATCAATGAAACAGGAAAAGAACCGCCGAACGCTTGAGCGTTTTCTCCCCATGCAGGTGCGTGCGGTGGAAGAGGGCGAGGACAACCGCGTGTTCGAGCTTAGCTTTTCGAGCGAGGAGCCATATATGCGCTGGTTCGGTCCGGAAATCCTCGACCACAGCGGAGAGGCGTGCGACCTCAGCCGCCTGCAGGAGCTGGGTGTGGTGCTGTTCAACCACGACCGCAATGCCGTCCTCGGCAAGATCACGCGGGCATGGATTGAAGATAACCGCGGCAAGGCGGAGATCGCGTTTGACGATGACGAATTCGCGGAAACCATCCGCAAAAAGGTAGCCGGAGGCACGCTGCGCGGCGTATCGGTTGGCTACCGTGTGGACAACTGGGAGGAAGTCACGGCAGGCGGCACATCGGTGGACGGCAGGTTCACCGGTCCGTGCAGCATTGCCCGTCACTGGCTGCCCTATGAGGTATCTATCGTCAGCGTACCGGCAGATGCGACCGTAGGCGTAGGCCGTGAGCTGGAAAGCGAGCAGTGCAGCGCCGTCAGCCTTTGCGAGCGTCAGCTCCAGATCAACAAAAACCATTTCAAGGAGGAATTGAACACATGACACTGAAAGAACTTCTGGCTAAGCAACAGGCCATTGTAGATGCTGCCAAGGCCGCACACCGCGACCTGACCGAGGAGGAGCAGCGCAGCTTTGACGAATATCAGGCGCAGATTGATGCACTCCAGCCCGGCGGCGAACCGGACGACACCGCAGCTCGTGCGGCAGCTGCCGAGCGCACCCGCATTACCAACATCACCGCCATGTGCCGTGATTTCGGTCTGGATGCAGAGCTGTATATCAAGGACGCGAACATGACCGAGGATAAGTGCCGAGCAGCTATTCTCGAGCACCTCAAGGCGGTAGGCGGTCCCAAGACCGGCGTTAAGGTGACTGCTGATGAGGGCGACAAATTCCGTGCGGCTGCGGCTGACGCACTCTCTCTGCGCTGCGGCATGGCAGTCGAAAAGCCTGCCGACGGCGCTCGTGAGCTGCGCGGTATGAGCCTGCGCGATCTGTCGATCGAATGTCTGGTACGTGATGGTCAGTCGGATTCTGCGCTGCGCCGTATGTCCTCGGATGATCTGTATTCCGAGATGTGCCGTCAGTATTTCAACCCGACCGCAGCGTTCCCGGCCATTCTGGACGAAACCATTCGCAAGAACATCGTGCAGCTGTACAACGAGGTGCCGACTACGTTCCAGGAGTGGTGCACCAAGGGTTCGGTATCCGACTTTAAGGCAACGCCGGATCACAACTACATCATCGGCGGTGGCGCATTTGAACTGGTAGGCGAGAACGGTGAACTCAAGGCGTCGAAGCCGGACACTCATCTGCTGCCGCAGCGCAAGATCGACACCTACGGCACCCAGTTCACCATGAGCCGTCAGGCGTTCATCAACGATGACATCGGTTTCCTGTCGCAGGTGCCGGGCGTGTACTCGGCAGCGGCAAAGCGCAAGATCAATATGCAGGTGTGCAGCTTGATCTACGGCAACACCGCCAAGATTTTCGACGGCAAGACCCTGTTTAACGCTGCACACGGCAATCAGGTGACCACCGGTGCAAAGCCGTCGCTTGCGGCCATCAACGCGCTCATGCTCAAGATGCAGGCGCAGCGCGACCCGTTCGGTGAGGCCATCAACGTGGCACCGCGTATGCTGGTGCTGCCGATCGGCTACGGCATGGAAGTTGACACCATCCTGCACAGCGCGTCCATCAAGACCGATGACAACAATTACACCGGCTATAACCCGATGGCGAACAAGAACCTGACCTACGTCGAGGATGCAACGCTCAATATGCTGGCCGGCGACAATGCCTGCCCGTGGTTCCTCGTTGCCAACCCGATGACGGCAAAGTCCATTCAGGTGGATTACCTGAACGGTCAGGAAACCCCGACCATTCGCCGCAGCGAGGTTCCGGGTACGCTCGGTTTCGTGTGGGATATTTACATGGACTGGGGTATCTCGGTTACGGATTATCGCGGCATCGCCCGTAATGACGGCGTTGCCATCAAAATCTGATAGAACAGGAGGATAACGACACATGGCAAAGGCTGAATATTGGCAGAAGGGCAGCGCGATCGACTATACGAACGCGACGGCTACCCGCATTGAGGCAAACGAGATCGTTCCGCTGACCACCCGTATCGGTATCGCCGGTATGCCCATTGAGGCAGGTGCGACCGGCACGCTGCTCGTCGAGGGCGTGTTCATTCTGCCGCTGCAATCCGGTGAGAGTGACGCAGTAAAGATCGGTGAAGCGCTGTACTTCAAGGACGGCGAAGTCACCACCACGGCCTCGGGCGCGGTGCCGTGCGGCTGGGCGATCGAGTCGACGGATGCGGCATCGACCACCATCAAGGTCAAGCTGCTGGGATGAGCGCGTTCAAGGAGCTTGTCCATGCGGACATCTTCGGCACTTTTCTGAACGCCGATGAGTTCGCGGACGAGCATACCATCGACGGCCGTCCCATGAAGGTGGTGCTCGACGGCAACGAGCTGATCGAGCGCACGGTGGCAAGCGGTGTGCAGCACGCGGACGGCGTATACAAGCGCCGTCTGCTGCTTTATGTGGCATCCGAGGACTACGGCCCGCGCCCAAAGCTGGGCAAGCTGCTGCTGCTCGACGGCAAAAAACGGTACATCATCACCGATGTGACCGATGAGGACGGTATCTATTCGTTTGAACTGGAGGCGGCGACAACGTAATGCAGCTTAGTTTTGAACTGGAGAATAAGGAGCTTAACGATGCGCTCCGCAAGCTGGACAAACAGAGAGCACGCCGCGTAATCGTTCGGGCGCTGAACGACACGGAAAATAAGGCGCGTACCATGCTCGCCGAGAAAGCACGCGACACCTATGCGATCAAGCGTTCCGGCTTTAAGCACAATGTCCGCTTGAAACGTGCCTCGAGCAGCAATCTCGCAGCGTATATTCTGGTCAGCGGTCACGCCAATGAGTTAAAGGACTTTCGTGTCAGTCCGGCGACTTATGCAAATGGCGCAGCGCGTCCGGCGGTCTACCGAGCAAAGGTTTTGCAGGCAAGCGGTATGAAAGCACTGACGGGCGACTCAACTCACAGCAAGGCTTTTCTGGTTCGTTTCAAATCGGGGCACGTTACGCTTGTGGAACGAACAGGCAAAGCTCGACTGCCTGTAAAGACCCTGTATTCACTGTCCGTACCGGCGATGATGGGCGCAAAACGTGTTTACGGTATTTTACGTCCTGAAATTGGCGCAGTATTGGAGAAACAGGTCGAGCGCTCGCTGAATTTTGAGCTGTCGAGAGGAGGCGGCGTATGACACCGGAAATTTTTCTGGATATGCTGGTGTCCGACTTGACCGCGCTGCTGTCGGACTGCCTGCTGCCAACCAAGACCGGCGCAAGACGAGCGCCCAAGGTCTACAAACACGATCTTCCTGTTCCGCAGATGGACGATGAGGACGAGGATGCAGACACCGAGGACGTGACTGCACCGTTCGTTATCGTCCGTGCGACCGGCGGTACCTTTGATGACTGGAGCGACCTGCACCATGTGAGTGTCGCCATCATCATCTGCACCTACGATGATACACCGGACCGGCAGGGCACAAGCGATGTACTCGGCGTGATAGAGCGCATCTATCACCGGTTCGCCCGCTGTCCCAATCTCGGTAACTTCCGTGCAGAGGTGCCGATCAGCTGGGCATTGCAGGACGAAACCGACACCTATCCGCAGTATTTCGGTGCGATGGATATGGTGTTCAGCTGTCCGGGTGTGAGGATAGAAGACCCATTAACATAATGTAAGGAGGAAAATCACCATGGCATATCAGCATGGCGTATATACCCGTGAACAGGCGACCAGTATGTCGGCGGCGACGAACAGCACCGCCGGTCTGCAGGTCGTTTTCGGTACTGCGCCGATCTATCAGCTGGCCGATCTGACAGGCGTTACCGCGCCCAGACTGTGCAGCAGCTATGCAGAAGCGGCCGCAGCACTCGGCTATGATACCAATTTCGAGGCGTTTACCCTTAACCAGTCCATCAAGGCTTCGTTCGAGCTGTTCGGCGTGGCGCCCATTGTACTGGTCAATGTGCTCGATCCGAACAAGGCGCAGCACGTCACCAACGTCAGCAAGCCGACCGAACAGACCGTCACCGGCGGCAGCTTCGTTATTTCTGCAGAGCAGGAGCCTGTCCCGTATGTGCTGCGAGCTACGCTGACCGTCAGCGCGCAGACCAGCGGCGACCCGCTGGTCGCAGGCACGGACTACACCGTGGAGTACGATGAGGACGGTCTGGCAACGGTCACGCTGACTTCTGCGACGGCAAAGGCGCTCGCTAAGGTCTATGTAACCTACAAGGCCATCAAGCTGACCGCAGGCAAGACGGCCGTCACCGCGGCTGAAATCACCACGGCTATCAGCGATAAGCTGCGTGAGGTGTATCCGCGTTTCGGCATGACGCCCGGTCTGCTGCTGGCTCCGGGCTATTCCAAGGACCCGAATGTAGCAGCCGTTATGCAGGGCGCGTGTGAGAACATCAACGGCGTGTACTCGTGTGAGTGCATTCTCGATGTGGACTGCGGCACTTCGGGTGCCCAGACCTACGATGCGGTAAAGCAGGTCAAGGAAAGCAAGGGCCTGACTTCTCCGCACGCCTACGCCTACTGGCCGATGGCACAGGTGGGCAATTACCGGCTGTCGCTCTCGGCTATCATGGGCGCTCTGACCGCTGCGACCGATGCAGCGAAC